TTGCGGGAGAGTGCGTTAATTTTTGGCGGGAATCTGCTTTACATCGCAGATAGAGCCGCGCTGGTTGAATGCAATGTCAACGGTATCACCCGGAAGGAACTTAAGGGAGATGCCGAGGTTATCGGAAACGAAGAAGTTGGAAACTGCCTCGCCTTCCACCTGCTGGTCTTTGTATGCACAGTGCAGAGAAAGACCCTTGACAGGGTTACCAGTTTTACGAGATACATAGTCAAGATACTGGACACCTAAAACGCGTGCGATCATATGAATACCTCCATTTGTTATTTATTTGTCAAAGTGGCTATTCCCGGAGTTTACATCGACGGGAATGAACTGGATTGAACAGCTTAAGAATAACATTTTCACCGGTTACCAATGAGACCGGAAAGAACAGCGCTTGCAAGAAATCCCGCCTATCATTGGCGATCACCTAAGGGGGACTTTAAAACTAATCGAACACCCCACCTATCATTAGCAACTTAACGCCTAAGGGGGGACTTCATGAACGCGGTTCCCGTTCTCACTGCTACAAATGAATGTTCTCGTTGCTACTGGAAGGGCGTTCATGATATAATGTTGTTGAAAACAAATGAGTGATAACAGGTGTTATCACCTTGACACCTTTATTATACCATAGGTGTTAACACCTGTCAACACCAAAGGAGAATAAATAAATGACAACAAAAATGAAAATGACCGGGGTAAGGCTAAGCGATGAACAAAACTATAAAATACGATATATAGCAGATGCACATCATAGAAAATTAAATGATGAGTTTCGCATGATAGTGGATAAACATATACAGCTATACGAACTGGAACACGGAGAAATAAAGATAGAAGAGAAGAACAATTCTGACAATTAAGTTCCGGCCAACACGGATCCAGCCGAAGGAAATGAATATTGTCAGATAATTCCACCCGCAGAACAGACCCCGCGCACGCCACTGGCTTTTGCGCGGGGTCTCTGTCTATCTACTTGATCCCAAGAAACGGGATCTTCCGCAAGATGAACATTGTAAGCTTATACGCCTCATCAAAGTTAATCACGATCAGCAGGACGGGAAGAAGGAGTTTAAGCATATGGATATCGAGGAAGATGGAGAGTAAACCCATTCCACCTTCCAGATAACCGAACAACTCATCAATGACCGATGTGATCTCGTCCGGGAACGCGGGCAAACTGATCCAGCCAAACACCGCCTTGATCATAGCAATCAGCGCATTCATGACAGCTTCAACAATCAATTCTGCATCACCTCCTCAAACTTCCGATGGATCAGAGACACAAGCGCACCGATCATCATGACATCAGTAAGGAAATACAGGTATTTCTGTACCTGTTTAAACGCCGCAATATCCAGAATGTCGAACTTGACCGTCTGGGCGGCAAGAAGGACATGTCCGTCCCACGACAGCTCTGGGAACGGGATCCCGTCAAAGGTGTCACTTGCACCATAGATCAGATTGACGAACCGGACAAGTAAGTCAATCGGAGTATAGAGAAAGCCGAAACGATCCTTGAAGAACTCATTAAGATCAGAGAACTTCGCGTTGAAATACTCGTCCGAAGGGATAAAGAGAGACTTAAGCCCCTCAATGATGAAGTTTCCGTGTTTCTGGATCGCTTGATCCGTCTTTTCCTGGTTACTGTTCGCGTTGCTAATAAGGTCATTGGTCTGCTCGGTGGTGGAATTACTGATCTGATCCGCGATCTTTTGTAAGTCCGAACCCATGGAAATGTTTTGAATGGAAAGCAGGATCTCCTGTAATTTATTGTAGGTCGGAACATGACAGTAATTGTAGATCTGATCCCAAAGGGCGGCGAGCTGGTTACTAATGTGCTGCATGAGCTGCTGAATGGACTCATAGACCTCATTAACGGAAGATGCAATCTGCGTTGTTGTCGATGCAATGCCAGACTGAATATCAGAATTAGATGGAGCAGTACCGGGCGACGTAGTAGAACCAGAAGAGCTATACTGGGAAGGATTAAAATTAGCTTTAAACTTGCCACCGATAACACCATTTGCCGACACAGGGCTAAACTGATACTGAACAGCAAAAGAACTAACAGAAGATTGCAAACTAATGTTTGAATAGGCGAAAACATCACCGCCCGATACAGTATTGCCCTGAAATGAATAGTTACGAGTAATATTAGGTTGAGCTTTTGAACTAAACGTAAACCAACCAGTAGCCGGAGCTTTGCCACTATAAGTCAATGTCGTATCAGATGCAAAATCGAGATTAAATCTATAATTGCCCATCATAGGCAAAGACTGAGGGTGGATATAAAGATCCATATGGCTAACCGTTTTTCCAGACGGAACACGGAAACTAAACGTGCCCGCAACAGATAAACCAACGCGACCAATCTCAGAATTGCTACCAAAAAAACGAATATAAGCACCCGACCAATCAACACAGTTCTGAATATCAGCAACTGATGACGCAACTGAAATACTATCGCCCCATGAATTAGTCTTGATCGCATTGGACGCAGAGAGCGCAAGATCCTTATAGGTGTCAATCTGCTTTGCGAACCCATCTGGCGTGTAAAATTCCGCAGCCATCGCAGGAGTGGAAGAGCAGGAGACACAGAAAAGAACGAGCGCCCCTGCAATCATACGCTTAAATGCGGAACCGATCCGGCGAGAAGAACGAACGCGCAACCGTGAAAAGCATGAAGAGAACCGAGCAGAAGAGAAGCGTTTTAAACTCATATCCTTTCACCCCCTCGTAGAGTGCCGGGAACAGGTCACCAACGTCACTGTATACCGGATACCCGTTCGGAGAGAGTGAAAACGCCCCCTCAGTCCCTTGTGTGACCTGTGTACGGCTGTTATAGTTACCAACGTAATAATTGACGTATTTAGCAGAATCAGCGGAGAAACGCCCGTTCTGGAACGTCAGATCATCACTGTATACCAATCGATAGTTATACTGATCGGAGCGGAAGAGGACATAATGGGAAGACGGCGAGAGCTTCTCAACAACGCCAGAAAAGTACGTTGTGTATGTCGTACTGATCGTACCATCATACGGCGTACTATACGATGACAGAAGCATGATCGCATCTGATGCAGTCATCACATCATCAACCGGAACCTCAGGATCCTCGTAACCCTCCGTATCCAGAACCCAAATTTCCGCGAAAGCCGGTACAGGGTGTAGAGAATACAGAACCAGACAAAATAATAAGCTAAGCGCATACTTTATCCCCTTTCTCACAGAACGATCTCCCCCTTAAATGCCATGCCAAGGAACAAGGTCACAAGGCGCTGGCCGAGGGCAAAAACAACCGCATAAGGCGCGGCATCAGCTACTAACATACCAAATAATTCAATCGCGTTTTGCATTGATCGGCCTTCCTTTCCATTCATTCTTGTAACGCCGCATTTTGGCGTATGTATCATAAGAGTCATACAGATCAGGAGAGTGGAACCAATAAAAACGCTTGACCGTATCAGTTACAAGGTGACCATCTTTCTCAACCGACTTTGCCCCATCAATGAGGGTATTAAGCTGGAACACACGCCCGATACAGTTACAAAGCACCGCGTTCTTGATCTGTTCCCGGAAGGGTTTTGCAAGTCTGCCATAGACCTGCGTTGTCCCAACGATATGCTTCCTTTGTTTTCTCTGCTGGGAGACTTCCACCATGACCTCAATGTCGATGTTCTTGGACTCAAGAGAGTTAAATTCAAGGTGGATCTCATCAATCAGATAGATGACCCCTGCATATCCATTTTCGAGATTCTTAAGACAGTCAAGACCATCATACTCGACCACCTTTGTATCTGGAGGAAGTCCATGGATCTCCACATTTGTACAGAGAATCGCCTTAGGATATTCCTTGCAGAGCTTCTTTACATATTGAACAGCAGACAGTGTTTTACCAGATCCTTGCGCACCACAGAAGATCAGAAGACCCTCCGGTCGGAAATAATCCGGGTGAAGAGAGTAGAACGCCTGATTATGCTGAATGACCTTTACAATGTTATATGGATTCATGGATCCATCTAAAAGCTTAGTCTCCATTGATACCTCCATAAACGAAAAGCCCCCCGCAGATGCAGGAGGCTAATTAACAGGAACTAAACGGACAGCTTGCCACGTCTGAAAGCACCCATGACAGTACGAACAAGTTTCCGAACGCCCCACCACATGAACACAAGACCGATACCGGCCGTAATGAATGTAGCGAGTGCCGCAACGATCGTAGACACAGAAATCTGAGCCGTTAAGGAAGTAAGAATTACGGACCAGTCAGATGCAGATACCGGAGTTGATCCGGTAGGACCTTCAGCAAATGCCGGGAAAGCGGATAACGCAGTTCCAACAAACGTAGCCGGTACAAGATACTGTTTTAACTTGTTATTCATACAAAAACCACCTTTCATTTAATTTATCGTAACCCCGGAAGGGGATACAACCTTGACACGTAAGACGGGAAGGAGTAAAATGGTCTTGTTTCCAACTATTCGTGAAAGAACAGTTTATCGAATAGTTGGAACCGAAAACACAGATTTTCCCTTACTTTTCATGAATTGAGGTTTTCTTATGAAATTACAAAGACTTTTAAGCCTGGTGCGTCAGGCTGTTGATGATTACGATCTCATCGATGACCAGGACCATATTGCTGTCGGTGTCTCCGGCGGTAAGGACAGCCTGGCTCTTCTCTATGCGCTCCATGAGCTGCAGCGTTTTTATCCGAAACATTTTACGCTTCACGCGTTCACCGTTGATCTTGGATTCGGAATCCAGGATTTCAGCGGCATACAGGCCTTTTGCGACGGTTTTGGTGTTCCTCTTACGATAATCCCCACTGAGATCGGTAAAATCG